GTCGTTGTTGATGGTGTACTGCGTGACGCAGCGGATGCTCATACCCACGTCCTCGTCGTCGTAGGCACGCGCGGCAAACTCCACGCCTCGAGGCAGTGGCAGATCCGCGAAGGCAAGCGCGAAGGCGTACTTGTGGAACACGAGTCCCTGTGGACTGGTCTGTGATGCCCCACCCGCACCGCCGTTAACCGTGATCGCAGCGCCGGAGGCCGGGGCCGCTGTCACGTTCTGGAACTGACCGCCCGAGATGCAGCAGTCACCGATGGTGAGTGTGAGCGTGCCGGTGCCCGAGCTCGTGTACTGCCCGGTCGCGGCGTTGAACGTGCCCGCAGCGAGCGTGGCCGGCGCATAGGTGAGACCCGGAGCGGCAGCCCCCGGAGGCGGCACCGCAAACCCACCCGGAGGTAGGACCACGAACTGACGCAGCGTCTTGCCGTACTGCAAGCGGTTCTGCGGGTTCACTGGGAAGACACCGGCGAACTGGATCACATCACCGACCGTGACGACCGCAGTGCTGTTCGACCAGCCCTGAGTGGACACCGTACCGGACTGCGCCCAACCATCGGTGAGGAAGGCCGTGCCGGCAATCGGCGTGGTGAGAACCGGAGTTCCGCCCTGCGCACCCGTGGCGAATACGGGGATGTTCTGATCTTCCCACCAGTCGAGTCCTGCGAACTGCCGGGCGATCAAGCCCTGATCGATGAACTCACTGATCCGTGCCTGGGGGTTGAACAGGCCCTGCACGGTCGCGACCATCGAGGACATGCTGATCGGATCCAGCACACAGTTCTTCGGCCCTTCGCGCGGGCAAGACTCGGCTGCCAGGATCGCGCGAGCATCCGTGAAGAGCTTGAGCGAATTGGGCGAGGTGCCAAAGGTGCCCAGAGTCGCCGCAGTATTGATGTACGCATACTGCGCGGTGTCCGAGTCGATGCGGTTCGCGACCGTTGCGACCTGGGGACGCAGGATGCGCTCCTTGAACATGTCCATGGAGAGCGCCAGATCCTGTGTCGTGAACTGCACGTCGACATGGAACTGGTAGTTGAGCGAGACCGGAACGCTGGACTCGAACGTGTTCTCCACGTTGAGCGGCGCACCGTAGGTGCCCTTGTAACGGGGCGGGCGTCGGATGTTGGCGGTGGCGCCGATCTTCGCACCCGTCTGCGCGTACTCATCCGAGTATTGACGCTCGACGCGGTTGGCAATGACCAGCTCGTTTTCGAGAACGACGAGAGCTTCATTCGTGATGTAGCTCATCGTCAACAGTGTTTGAGCAACCAAGTGTGTGACTCCTGAAAAGTGGTTTCAGGAGCCCCGTCACCCCATCAGTGGGACTTCTCCGCGCGACGTGCGCGTTCGTAAGCCCGCAACTCCTTGTAAGTCATTTTGGCGGGGTCGGTTTGAATGCCGGCTGCGCCATCGCCTTCCAAGGGTGTGATGGGAGCCGGAGCTCCCCGCTGGGTAGCGATCGCACCACTGGCTGCAGGAGCTTCTTTCGCAGCTGGACTCGGTTTGATCAAAGAATCTTCGAGCTTGCCCAACTCAGCAATGCCGAGAATGGGCTTCATCTTCGCAATACGTTGCATGACTTCCGGGTTTTTCTTCAGGTGATACACCAACTCCCCGGAATTCTCGCTTTCAAACAGGTAGTTCAACACGAACTGGGGCGCCTTGTCCGCCTCGGTCCCAGCTCCTGATCGAACCACTTCATCAAAATCGGGATGCGCCTCGCGCGCCTTGTCAGCTTGCGCTTTGACGCGGGCTTCGTGCGCCGCTCGCTCGGCAGCGGCGCGCTCTTCGGCCTGACGTTGCCGCTCGCCCTTGATGGCCTGGTCAGCGGCGTACTTGGCAGTGTCCTTCTGGAACTTCACCCAATCGACCTGGCCCTGATCGTTGGTGTAATCCTTGAGATCGGGCTCTTTCGCCTCGGGCTCAGCGGGTTTGGCCGGCTTCAACGCCTCGATTTCAGCCTCGCGCGCGGTCAAACGCTGCTCGAGCAGGCGCTTTTCGTTGAACTGCGTCTCGGCAAAGCGCTCGGCATCCTGAAGGGCCTCTTGGGCGGCACGCATTTCGGCGTGCTTCTTGTTCACCGCCCGTTTGGCGCGCTGGATCTCCTTTTGGGCCTTCTCGGGAAGGGTCTTTTCCTCATCCGTGAGCGCCTCGTCGTGCTCATTTTCGGGTTCGGCTGCTTTTGGAGGCGGTTCCTGCGCTTTTTCCGCAGGTTTGGCCTCGGTCTTCGTCTCACCGGCCGGTTTCACGTCAGCGACAGCCGCGGGCTTCACCACCTCGAGCGCAGGGGCCTCGCCGTTGGACTTGCCCGGCTTGTGATTCGTAACCTGTGTGAACTTCCCAGACTGAACGAACTCGGTCAGCCCCTCGGAAGTGACGACTTTACCCAAGGCATTCTCCCCTGCGATCTGGTTGATTTTTGAAACCCATTCCACGGAGCATTTCGAGCATCTTACGGCCCTCGGCCGTTGAGTTGTAATGCTCTAACAGGTGTTGACGCCTATGCAAAGAGGCATCATCCGCTGAAAACAATTCAGCGCCGCACTCGCAGTAACAGCGTGTCACATGCAAAATCTCATGGGTTATTTTCATGCAGCACCATTCGAGCGTGTTTCAGCCTTTTCGGCCGCCTTCGCAGTCATCTTGGCGAGTTCCTTCTCATGCGTGCGATCCTGATTGCTGTCGATCAGCTTCGCACCGGCGTTGATCTCGGCCACATCTCGGGCCGTGACCGATTTGACGTGCGTGTCGAACACATCGGTTTGCGCTTTGATGCCGGTGTCGTGCGCCTTGACGGCCGCCTGCGTGTCGATCTTGTGCTCTTCGACCTTCATCCAGCCCTGCTCGATGTTGGTCTTGTACTTGATCTCCATCGCCTGCTGCTGGATAACGGCTTGCGCCTGTTTCAACTGCGCCTGCAAGGCCATAACGATACCCTGGGCCTCCTTGGGGAGGGCCTGGATGGCCTTCTCCATGCCCTGCTCGTTGGTAGGTAACAGCCGGTCCGCGAGATCATCCGCACCGGCGAAGTCCATGTTGCGCACGATGATGTCCGCGCCCGTCTTCACGATCGGCTCGCCCAGGGGTGTCTTGAGCAGGTCGATAACCGCTTCCTGGCCCTCCTGGCGCTTCGTCTCGTAGCCGGGCCCCGTATCCATCACCACATCGAAGCGACCCATGGTGAGGTTGTTCTTGACCTCCATGATGGCTTGCGTCTGTGGATTCATGACGCGTTCGTTGATCTGCACCATCTGCGGAACGCCATCCTCACCAATGATTCGCTGCATCCGCGGCGTCGAGTAATAGTGCGGGATGTTGTCGAGCAGGATGTCGCCGGTGAAGGCGATCGCCATGGTCTGGTTATCGTAGTACTGGAAATGGCCGATGTCTGAAAGCGCCTGACGCTCGCGCAGGGCCTTGCCACTCACCACCACACCGGGTTTGTCCATGCCCGGCTCGTGCGGTTGGCCGGCGAGCATCATCAGATCCCGTTGGGCACTCTCGCGCGCATTCACGATGCCGGCGGGGACCTGCACGGCCTCCACGCGCTGCGGAGCAGGCAATACGGGGGAATTCGGGTCGTCCGGGTTGGAGTGGACGATGTTGTAGGTGAGGCTGCTATAGGGCTTCTGGTTGGCATCCTTCCACTCGGGATGGCCATCCAATTGACCCTCGGCGGCGATGTAGGGTGCCCGGGGAGCGAGCGCCACAATCTCGGTCTCGCACGTCGCCCAGTAGTTCAACATGCGGTTGGAGTCTTTGAGATCGCGGATCATGCCGCGCAACCGCACCTGACCGTTCAGGTCCAGGATGTTGCCGAGGCAACGCACAACCGGAATCCACCGTCCGGGAAGGGTGCGCTTCTCCACGACCTGAGAGCCGTTCAGCCGAAACCACTGGATGGTGCGGCGATGGCTCATGCGGCTCACGCGCTCGCCTGTGGCAGGGTCCATGGCAACGGTGATGCCGGCCTGAGCGAGAACGCCCTCAAGGCGCTTCAGGTCTTTCTCGAACAGCGTCGTACCATCGGTGAGCTGGTAGAGCCGCTCCGGGGTCTTGTGCACCCGGTAGTACTCGGCAAGCCGGATCTTCTCTTTGGACTCCCACAGATGACCGGTATCGCCGGCCTGCCCCTTGCGGTACTCGGCGTTCTTGGCCTTCGGATACTTGCGCTTGTACTTGCTGCGGCTCATTTCCTCCGTGATCAGCAACCAGTCGCGATCCTGGCCGGTGGGAAGCTGACACGTGGGGTCGTCGTAGACCGTGAATGCGTTGCGGATCGCGCGGATCTTGAGTTCTTGGTCGAAGCTCTCTTCATTCACGTATTCGGCGATGACGCGCCAGTAGCCCCAGCCGATCTTGACTGCGGACTCACCGCCAGTGTCATAGGCCACAGAGGCGTTGGAGAGCGTCTCGATGTGCCGGATCAGGCCGCCCACAACCTTGGCGTCCTCAATCCGGGCGCCGTCCCCAACGGGATGCACTTTGATGCGGGGACGTTGCTGGCGCATGTTGTTGCACACGCGCTTGACCATGGAACGGGTCAGATTGATGGTGAGCGTGGGGCGGCGATCGATGCGGCGCATGTTGGCCAAATCTGCCGGCCACTGGTTGCCGTCCTCGAACTCCAGATCCTCGATCGCGAGCTTGGTGTTCTCGCCCATCGCCTCGACGGAGATCCGCAGACGCTCATCCGCCTCGAGGAAGACTTCCTCGTTGGTGATGGCGGGTTCG